GAGAAAGCGGAGAAAGCTCTACGAAAGGCCGCCGAGAACAACCCTTATTTACAAAAAGAAAGCGTCCAGAGGTTAAAGGAATTCGCAAGCGGTTTGCAAGAGATAAGCAATTATGGCGACGAAGGTACCCTTGACATTATGGCACAACTCGCAAGTACAGGCCGCACGGAAGCCGAGATAATGAAGATAATGGGAGCAGCGGCGGATTACGCAGCAGCTAAACATATCGACCTTAAAACGGCAGCCGAAACGCTTAATTCTACCTACAGCGGAATGGCCGGAACTATGGGGCGGCAGATTGCCGAAATTAAAGACCTAACCGATGAGCAGTTAAAGAACGGCGACGCTATAGACCTGATAGCCGGTAAATACAAAGGTTTTGCAAAAGAAGCGGCAGACAGCGGCACGCAGGCTAAAAATGCATTCGGCGATTTTATGGAGTCTATCGGAAAAATAGCAAACCCGATGTTTGAAGCATTGAACCAAAAAGCAAAAGACTTTTGGGAGTTTATGGGAGCTCAAGTAAGTAAGTTTGATAGTTTCTTAGAAACGCAAGCCCGCAAGTGGGGCGGAATTAAAAAAAGCGTTGATGAAGGTGTAAAACTTATTAACGCAACATATACCAATAAAACAACCGGGGAAGAAAAGCGGGGCGTAAGTTTTCAAAAAGATGAATATTTAAAATGGCTTAAAGAAGAACTAGAATGGCGAGAGGCTCTAACAGCCGAAGAAAAAGCGGCTCTGTTTGAAATTACGGAAGAATTAAAACAGCGAGAGCGTGCGACAAAATGGGCGAAAGAAGAAGCCGAAGCAGCACAGGCAAAAGCAAACGCCGAAGCCAAAGCCGCCGAAACTGCAAAGAAAGCCAACAAAGCGGCCGAAGATAGCAATAAAAAGCTGGAAGAGTCGCTATATGCTCTGGAAGTAGAAGCGAAAGCAAAGGGACAGGCGGTAAGTGCTCAAGACCGATACAATGTCTATCTTAATTCATACATCGACTTACTAACCAAAACAAACGGGCTTATAAAAGAAGGTTACCCGATTGAGCAAAAACGGCTGGAGCAATTAAAAGAAGCCGAGAAAGCCGCCAAAGCAGCGGCGGATACAGAAGAAAAACTAGCAGCCGCTATCAAGCTAACGCAAGAAACAACAGAGGCGATAAACAACATTAAGCGGGAGATGACACCTGCGGAGCATTTACAAAAAGAGCTTAATGCCCTTGATGAAATAAAACGCAAAATCAAAGAAGCAACCGACGAAGAAATTAAACAAGCCCAAAAGGGCGAGAAAAATATATTAAACCGTGAAGAATTGCTAAAAGGTCTTGCAGAGGCGGAAAAAGCTATCATCAATGAAAAGGTAAACGCAATAGCAGGGAAAGAACAATCATGGTGGGATAAACACGTAAGCAAACAAGCCGACCTTTTGAAGATGAAGCAAGCACTTGCCGATAGCGAAGTTTTAAGCGAAGAAGAAAAATACGAGCGAATGAAACAACTTGACGAAGCCTATCTACAGGATAAGGCGGCACAAACGGCCGAGCTTTTAACCTTGGTACAGGGATATGTAGATCAGAGCGTAAGCATAATGAACCAAGCGGCTAATCTTATGCTTGAAACCTCGAAGAACCAAGCAACAGCCGAGCAAGCACAGCTTGAAATGAAATATCTAAAAGGCGAAATGGGCGAGGAAGAGTATAATAAAAAAATCACAGAGAGTAAAAGAAAAGCCGCTAGAGAGCAGTACAAAATTCAGATGGTGCAATGGACAGCGTCCATTCTACAAGCGACAGCTAACATCGCACAGGGTGTTACACAGGCAATCGCACAAGGCGGAATAGCAGGTCTTATAACAGGCGGTATTGTTGCGGCGGCTGGTGCTGTTCAAATTGGAAGCATTATAGCAAGCAAGCCTATACCCCCTAGCTTCAGCACAGGCGGAATTGTGGGCGGCTCGTCTTACAGCGGGGATAACATAGCGGCAAATCTTAACAGCCGTGAAATGGTAATGAACATGAGCCAACAGAAAGGCTTATGGGATTTTATAAACGGCGGAAGCGGCGGACGGGGAGCCGCTCCGAACATAGTAATAAACAACAGTGCTTCAAACATTGCATCGGCACAGCCCCGATTAACACGGGACAAAATCGAAATAATGATAGATGCCAGAGTAAACGAGAGTTTAAAAAACGGTCGATACAACGACTCGCTAAACCTAGCACAGCAAGGAATGTCAGGCGATTATTACGGAATATAAGGGAGTAGGAAAATGGCTATAGAATGGAGCACGCATGTAAATACGGACTTTTACGGGCAAGACGGAGATTATAAAAACAACACCGAAAAGGTTGAGTTTAAAAGCGGGCGGGAGATTGAGTATCTAAAAAACAGCCTGCCGAAAAAAAAGCACACGGTAAACCTATGGCTTAAAGACACCGGCACGGCTAAGGTGGACGGCAAGACAGAATTTCAACATTTTCTTTATTGGTATGAAACAACGGCTAAAAGCGGCACCGTTCCTTGTAATTTAACGGACATCATTACAGGGAGCGGAACGAAGCAATATAAGGTTAAGGTTACAGGCTGGACGGGATTGCGACACAAAGAAGTAAACCTAGAACTAACGGAGGCTTAAGGCTATGAATGTATATAAACAGCTAACAGAGGGCGGCGGTTATAACCTGCCGTTCTTAGTCCGGTTATCGAACCCTGAAAACACGCTTAATATTTTCTTGATTAACGACAATCAGGATATGTCTTATAAAGGAATAGTCTACAGTGCAAGCAGCTTTACATACACCCCGAATACAAACGGGGATAGCTCGTTCAGTGTAGAGCTTGTTGAGCATAACGCAATCATCGACATGCTCGAAGATAATTATTATTTTAAGGTTGAAGTTATAGGCGTGTTCAACGGCGAGGAAGTGGAACCGATAGGATTATTCAAGCATAAATATGGAGAAGCGACATGGGACGGTATGAAGCTGGACATGAAGTTAAACAAAGACGACAGGGGCGGAATGACCTTTCCGGCCTTGATTTTTAATTCATACAACAACAGGGGCAACAATTGAAGTACGATGATTTATTAAACGTTCCTTTTAAGAGATTCGGAAGGGATAAAAGCGGCTTCGATTGCTACGGCGTGGTAATGGAGTGCTGCAAGCGGGCGGGAACACCCTTAAAAGATTTATACGGCGGGATTGTAGACTTACCCGCCGAAAGCGTCAATGACTATATAAGCGGAGGGCTTAATGTCAGACAGATAAAAGAGCCGAAAATCGGGGCGCTCATCTACTCGATTCATCACGGCAATACACACGTAGGATACATCATCGAGCGAGGCAAGGTACTGCACGCAACCATAGACAAGGGCGTTAAAATATCGCCCTTAGCAGTTATGAAACCTATTGCATACTATGAGGTAATAAATGAAAGCGACACTTTATAAAGAACTATCGAATAAACAAACACCGCTGGAATTACAGGCAGGGCTAACCGTACAAGAAGCCCTACCCTGTTTTGATTTAGATAATGCCATTATCGTAATCAACGGCAGGGTTGAAAATTATAATTATGTGCTGCAAGAAAAAGATATGGTAACAATCAGGCTTACACCGAACGGGATGACCGCCCTTATTGTTACAGCGATAATCGTTTCCGTTTTAGCTGTCGGTGCGGGGGTTGTCGGCGGTATACTTGCGTATAATGCAAGAGAGGCGGCGGAAAAGGCAAAGGCCGAGCTTGAAAAAATGAAGAAGCTATCAAACAAGCCCGACATTGACAACCGCCCTTTTTTGCGTGGGGCCAGCAACACCCTAGCGACAGGGAATAATCAGCCGTATATTATCGGGCGGCATTTTTTCACGCCTTACCTATTATGCTCGCCGTTCTACGAGTTAGCCGGAACAGATGGGGTGGATCAATACATTTATACCGTTTTAGAATGCGGCTTTAATAAACAGGTTCTTAAAAAAATCGCTATAGACGACATCATAATTAAAACATTCACGGAGACCAGCCCGCAAGAGGGCGGCTATAATTTAGACGCCGGTATATTTGCCGAAGGCGGAAGCATAGAGGTCGCCCAAGACGGCGAGCTTTTAAGCGAGATACCGGCATTAAATTATAAAGTGGACTCAAAGACTTGTAACGACCAAATCCCGCACGATAGCGATGTTACAGGAGGCACAAAGGAATATTTGACTTACACCTTGAACCCATACGCCAAAGATGTCGATGTTGCTATAACCTTCCCCTACGGACTATACGCAGTGAACAACGACGGAGATAAGATAGAAACGCAAGTTACAATCACGCCGCAATATTCACTGGACGGCGGCTCCTCTTGGGTGGATTTTACATTTAACAACAACGGAGTACAAACAAATCTTTTTAAACGGGTTATTTCAACAAAAGAATTAAGGTATACGGCGCATAAGGATTTTACCGCTTCCGATTATAAGACTTTAAAAGAAAACAATCAAAGCGCAATATACATAAGAGTTAGAAGCAACGGCAACAAAGACAGTAGAATAAAAAACGATTGTTACTGCCTTTTTTATCAATCCGTTTGTTTCGATCCAAACAAAAGCACAGATTGGGAATTAGTACCTTGTAAAGTCATTGAGGATAGAGAGCGGGCATTCTGCACAATTCTAGGCTTAAAATTAAAGGCTTCAAAAATCAATGAGGAAAAGCTAAAAAAAATAAATGTTGTAACTCAAGGCATAGCCCGCACTTGGAACGGCACGAAGTGGAGCGAGGAAAAGATAGAAACCCGCAACCCTGCGGCGTGGGCTTTGGAAATCGAAACAAGCGACAGCCACCCCGCAAGCCGATACAAAGACGACGAATTAGACCTAGAGAGTTTCGGGGAGTTTTACGAGTATTGCGAGGATAAGGGCTTTAAGTTTGATTGGGTGATTACGCAGAATACAAAGAAAGACGATACACTCAATCACATTATGGAAGCGACGGAGGCCTGTATTTATACCGACATATTCGGCAGGCGGGCAATCGCAATAGACAGGCCTCAAGAAAACGCCTTGGCCGTTTATAACCCGCAGAATATTATTTCGATTCAAAATAAAAAGACATTCGGCAGACGAACTGATGGCCTTAGAATAAAATATGTAAACAGCAAGGATGATTTATATCAAGAAGACACCTACTTGCTTATGCGTGAAGTAAACGGTGAACCTCTTGAGCTTGCTCCCGATAGTATCATCAAAGATGTAAACGTTACAGGCATTACCACTTTTGAGCACATCGTAAAATACGCTAGGCGGCTTATGGCAATAGAAGCGCTCCGCCCAAAGACCACGATTATAGAAGTCGGAAACGAGGGCGTATTTTACACGCCGTACAGTAAGATTTTAATTCAGGATGACAGCTTAAAAATAGGCATAGGTAAAGGCTATACAATTAAAGAGGTAAAATGGAGAAGCGGACTATTAAAGAAAATCTACACTAATGAGCTTTTAACGCTTGAGGCCACGGAAACATACGGAATTATTGTTAATTGTTTTACTGAAAAAGGGGTAAAGCCGGTTAAAATAAAAGTAGTCGGAGACGGAAGCACTAATGAACTTACGGTTTTGACAAAAATCAAAACGAGTGCAGACGCTAAGCCAGACACGGGCTGTTTATTTTCATTCGGAGAAATAGACGCAGACGGCGAATTCAGCAAAATATCAACCCCCTATATCATCAGCCAAATAAAGCGAAGTGATAAAGGCTTTAGTTTGGAGTTGGTAAACTACACCGAAGCGATTTATGACACAGGAAAGATACCTGATTATAAAAGCAACATAACTCAAAAAAAACCAACAACACCAAAGCCAATTCCGCCTAATATAAACGGTAAAGACGGCGTAACCCATTACACTTGGATTAAGTTTGCAAAGGACTCAAACGGGGCCGACATGTCGGATTATCCCGATGATACAAGGCGATTTATGGGCATCGCAGAAAATAAATTAACACAAGAAGAAAGCAACGACCCCGCCGATTACAAATGGGTTGACATGCGAGGTAAGGACGGTATCCCCGGAGAGCCCGGCAAAGACGGTAAGCCCAAATTTACATGGGTGAAGTATGCCGATAACGCCCAAGGCGAAGGGATGAGCGATAATCCTGAAGGTAAGGATTATATCGGTTTTGCTTTTAACAAAGATACTCAAACAGAAAGCAACAACCCTGCCGACTATCACTGGCAGCGGGTAAAAGGAGAACAAGGCGAGCAAGGTATTCCCGGAGAAGCGCTTTCCTTCCCCACCGACACCGACATCTTAAGTCTTCTTAACTTTGACGAAACGCCTCAAGCCCTGCCAGCTCCAAATCCATCTTTTACAGCTTGGAAGTCGAAGATAATCGAATATGATTGCACAGATAAACAAGAAATCAAGATGACTTTTGAAGATGCTTTAAATAATGTAATTATTTTATCGGGAGAATTGAAAAACGATTTTACATTAAAACTTTTCTTTGATAAGCAAAACGGCAATGGATCTAAGCAGTATCACATTGTTTATAAACTTACCGGTAATTATAACGCCGTAATTACGACAGGTATTAAAAATAAAAACTCTATATCGCAAAATATAAGCGACAAAACATTCGGCCTTGGCTGCTATGCGGTCGTAGATTTTAAAGGGAATGTGTGGCATTTCAAGGGAGAAAAAGGACAAGGCGGAGACTTAGACAATTTAGACCTTGCAGGATTTTTTAGCGATGATGATTATTTTTTAATTGAAAAAGAAAACGAAATAAAAAAACTAAAAAAAACGGATGGACTTTTAGCAATTCAAAAATATGACAGCCCTATCGGAGAAGTCAAATTTTTTTATGAAAATGATTATAAGCACGGATTTTTAGAAGCTAACGGACTGCCTTTCAGTCCTGATGTCTTTCCGGAGTTTGCAGACTATGTGAGAAGAGTGTTTAACACAGGAATAGAACAGTATTCAAATTGGCCTTATAGGCCTAAAATTATAAAAAATGACGGAACCTTTATTTTTTTAAAGGCCGTACAGGGGGTATAATATGGCATATACAAATGAACAATTGGGAAAGGCTCTGGAAGACCTAACGGTAGCCTATAACAATTTTATCGAAAAAGCAAAAGAAGCAGCTATTGTTGCGATGGGAGACACGGTCATTGCCCAAATTAAGCAAGACGCCAAAGACTTTATCGCCTCAGAACTTGCAGAACAAAAGACGGCACTTGAACAAGCAATTGAACAGGCTAAGATTGCGCTTAAAAATTCAAGCAATGAGGCTCATGTTAAACTGCAACAATTTAGCGGGGAGAAACAACAAGAGCTTTCCGCTTTAATTTCAAATGCTGAAACTGCATTATCTGAAATGCTAAAAACAGCAAAGATCGATTATCAGGATATGGCAGATGTTGAAAATTTAAAACTAACAGAAACGGCAAAGGGAGCTAAAACTGCCATAGAACAATCTGTTAATACAGCTAATGAAAATTTAAATAAAAAGGGAGAAGAAATAATCGTGAAAGTAAAACAGGAAATGACAGAACACCTTGATAAATTAGGGGCCTCTATTGAAAAAAAAATAGATGCTAAAGGGGAAAAAATTTTAGAATCGCTTAAAGATGATTTTAATAAAATAACAAATTCTGTCAGCAAAATTAACGAAAGTATTAAAGATTTTTTTAATGAATTTTATTACGCAAATTCGTTTGATTTTTTGATAATTAGAAGTAAACGCAACTTATCGTCTACTGATGCAAAAATAAAAATTAATAGTATGGGAGGGCGTTATTGTGAAAATGTAGAAGGCTCAGCCAGGCTTATAAATAATGAGGTCTACAACCTTTCAAAAATACAAAAAGAAAATAATAGACAGAGCGTTTGTATTCAAGGGAAATCTATCGAATATTTATATTTTGGGTGGACCAGTTTAAATGATTTTACTTTTGAAATAGACAATTTTCGGTCACTAAAAAAAATATATTGGGCAGGTTATATGAGTTCGGATGATAAAATTGAAAACCATTTTAAAATAACAAACTGTCCTGCTTTTGAAGGATTAGAGCTAAAGCAGGACATTCTGAAGGATTAAGCAAATGGAAGCAATAAACTACGCAAACGGCTCTAATATGACCTTACCCGCAGATGCTCAAATAGTTCAAGGCGTATCGGGTAACGCCGTTTACTTACCGGCAGGGGCAGGCACTATGCCTATTGCCGGAAACAGAAACGAGCTTACTATCTCGCTTTGGAGGCAATGGGACGGAGTCGTAGACTCGGCAGCCTACAGGGGCATTTTTTCAACGGCGAATATAAAAGCCTACTTTGACCAAACAACGGACTTTTTAACAATCGAGCTTTTAGGGGTTAAAACCGTAACCGACATAAAAGACGACCAATATCAAGCACACTGGTGTTTTCTTTTTTCAAAAAACAGCTTTTTCAAAATCTACAAAAACGCAGAATTAAAAGCAGAACTTACTACAGGCAATTACCCCGTAGATTTTTCCAAAGGCTTCACGCTCGGAGGAGGCAGGACGCACGCTACTTTTGATGAAGTTAGAATGTACAAGTCGGTTGTAACCGAGCCGGAAATCAGGGGCTTATACCGCCTTGTAACAAAAGGCACACAGGTGCAACAGCTTGAAAATATCGTTACAGAGGCAACGCCTAAATATCTGGGTGTCGTCGAAACAGTCCCCGATACAAAAACAGTCATCATCACTAAAGGCGAGAAATTCGGATTTGTAGACGCTAACCCCGGCGATTGGGTGCTTTCAGGTAAGACCATAGGCGGCTGGAAGGTTGGAGTGTGCTATAAGTGGAGCGGTCTAGCTTGGAAGCCCCTAGAGCCGGCTATAAACTATGCAAAAGAGTATCAGTCATGCTTGGTGCACTTATTCGAGATTGAAGAGCTAAAACAACAGACGGGACACTTCGGGGCTTTGTTTGCTAAGGTGCTGGTAGCTCAAAAAGCGATGATTGATGAGCTTTTAGTCAATCAGGCGTTTATTAAAAATCTTGTGGTTAGGAAACTGCGTATCGATACAATCGAAGGCGATGAGCATAACGATTTTGAAGCGTGGTTTGACGAAACGAACGGATTGAAGATTAGGAATAAGGGAGAGGAGATTTTTAAGGTTGATACGAATGGCGATGTTTTTGCTAAAAATGTTTTTTTGCAAGACGGAACATTTATCGGCGAAATAAAAAATCAATCCTTTCAAGTTTTAAAAAGAGATGAAACAGACGGAATACTTTTTGAATATCCGAACAACACAAAAGCTAGCACAATATTCAACAACAAAGGAGAAGGAGAATGGAACGTATCAGGGAAATATGGTGAAAATATGGTTTCTGCTGTAAAAATATCCAGTTACTGGGAACATTTAGAAGACGGCGCTGATTTACCGATAGGGAAAGAAAAAAAATATAAACACTGGCACGGTATTAAGTTTTCTTTTGAAAACAAGCCCAGTATAACTTTTTCATTTGGAACTATTGAATGGTGGTATCGTGATTATAACACGAACAAAGAAACTTACATGAGCACAGTATCTTCATGGGATGATACTATCCCGAACAAGATGAAACTATATCAACAGAATCTCGCTCCTGAAAATATTTTTTTTCCACAGTTATCAGAAGCTATACCAAACAAACCCTCACAGGTATTTTTTCAGAGAATTAACGGACGTAAAGTATTGTGTATTACTTAGCTGGTTCTTCTTGCTCAATTACAGCGAAAATCGGAACATCAGAGGGGTGAGCACAGCTAGAAAACAATACACAAATTGCAAATAAAAAAGACAATATAAAAACAATCTTTTTCATATAAACTCCTTGTTATTCTTATATTTTGTTAAGCTAAAAATATTAGCGTTTATTTTTTTTGATATAAGTTTTCTTTCCATTTTTATTGATGTAGTATTTACCCCCTCTTGGCCCAGTGTGTATTGTACGAGAAGAGTCATTATAGCTAGCACTTGCTAAATCTTTTTGTTTAAACATAACATAAATATCTACATTTTCAACAACAACCAAATCCACACTTTGCTTAGATGTATTAGCAAAAGGACCAGACCACATATCAATCTTATAATTATCTTCAGGATAAGCAATAAAAGTAATTTTTGTTCCTTTTTCAATACTGATAGAGTGCTTTATCTGTGTAGCTTCTTTTACCTCTGTTTCTCCGATTTTGACAGCAATATTTCCACCTACACCTTTCACATAATATGTTATAATAACTTGGTCTATGCCTGCTTTATCTTGGTTTTCAGTTATTTCCCTACGACTTTTTAAATCATTATTAGATGACTTTAAACCAAAAAAATCGGTGGAAGCACAACTAGCAAGCAGTGTAATCACTGTCAGGATAACAATTATCATCTTTTTCATTTTCTTTTCTCCTATATACTTTCTGCTTCGGCCTTTTCAGTTTGTTTTTTATTATTTACGGAATTGTTTTTCAAATCTCTTCCGCAATATGCGCACACACTAGCCCTTACATCAATCATTTTAAAGCACAAAGGACATTCCTTTTTAGTCCTATCGTTAATACCAGCGACAATAAGCAAGCCAATCAAAGGCGTCAAAAAAACTGATAACAGGCAATATCCTGCCCCCTTATGACCTTTTCTTTCTGCTATGACGGCCGTTAATGCAATTAAAATAACCCAAATAAGAAAAGTAAATCCTGCCCCTATAATTGTAGACATATCAAGTCCTCCTATGATTTTACCCAAGAATAACTATACCCTGTTTTTGCTCTAAGTGCAAGAGGGCTTAGCCAGAAAGTAAAATACCCCCGCTATGCGTATCGGCAAGCAGATAGCGGTATATCAGGTTCTTTTCTACCAAAGGCATAGAATCGCCGACGACATCACAAAGCGGCTCGCACAGCTCTACATCGTAGTATCGGCCGTTCATAAATCCACGCAGTCCGTAGCTTTCGGAAAGACAGAGCGTGAAGCGAACGCAGGCGGAGCGGCTAGTGGCTAAGCGGAATTTATAACCGTGATAAATAAACGAGCCGTCTGCTTTAGTTTTTTTGTCGGCCTTAACCGAAAACAGAAAATGAAAATCGAGGCTAGGCGGCGGAGCTTTCCAGTGTAAAGCAGCATCTTGGGCAGGAACGGAAAATCGGGCATTGAACCCGTCGATAAAATCGGCTAGAAATTCGTTAGCCGCTTCGATTGTGTTTATTCCTTGAAAGCGGAAAATATAAGGCAACCGCCCCTGTAGCGTTTGCCATAGCCGTTCAATCCGCCCCTTAGCCTGCGGGCTATAAGCGGCTATCAATTCTATTTGTAATGCCCTGCAAGTTTTTTGCCATTGGGTAGTAGTTTTTTCAAGCCCCGCTAGCTGCTCTTCAATCGTTGAACCCCTTGAGGTAAAAAAGATAGATGACCTATCGGAGTAGATAGCTCTAGGAAACCCGCCTTTTTTAAAGGCTATTTGTTTCATAATTTCGTTATAGCCTAGTAGACATTCATTTTCACAAAAATACAGCCCGACGATTTCATGCGTTGCGTCATCAATCGCACCGTGGAGCGTTACCCTTCGGCCGTTCAAAAACCAATCATGCCTAGAGCCGTCCACCTGCACCAGATCGCCTTCATTCGGGCGTTCATCACGGGGTAAGTGTTTTTTCTTTTCACGCACCGGAATACGAGCACGGGGAGAAATTATCCCTGCCGATGATAGGGCGTTATAAACAGTCGTATAAGACGGCACGGCGGAATAATTTAGATAATCGGCACAATCATCCCTAAAAGCCATAAATGGCGTTCCTTCAAACTTTTTATAATCGGCGGCGATTTCTTTATAATTGTATTTTTTATTTTTGGGGGTGCGGCCTTTATTGCCGTGAACAAAAGCGGCATCGCCGAATTTTAGGTATCTATTTTTTAACCGCCAAGCAGAAACAGGCTGTATCTTGCAGAGCCCTGCACATTCACGCTCGCTAATTTCTCCACGGGCAAACATCGGGATATACTTCATTTTTAATTGTTGCAGCTCGTAATTCATATTAAACACTTCGGAACAAATGCTATACAAGTTTAATACAATCGGAACAAAACGGAACAAGTTGGAACAAAAAAAATCATTTGTTCCATTTGTTTCACGCCTAAAAATCAAAATGGAACGCATTTTTTTCACAAAATCACGCATAAATTCAAATAAAAAGGCGGTTAAAACTTCACAAATTTATTTTTAAAAGTTATGGCACTAAACTGCTAAATTATAGGCTTTTAAGGCTAATTTTGCATTAAAACATAAGAAAATATGGTAATTTTGGAGATTTTAAGCCCTAAAATCTGGAACAAGTGTTCTATTTGTTCCATTTTGATTTGCACTTGTTCCGTTTGTTCCATTTTGTTCCTGTGTATATGTATTTGTATATGTATATATAAAAGAGAGAGCGCATAAATGCGCCGCTTTTTTTTAAGTGTAATTTTTTAAGCAACGCAAAGACAAGCCCGCAGGGATAGCCGGAATTAGCAAGAGAGCAAAGCGAGGGGTAAGGACGCAGTATCTGCGAGGATAAGCAAGAGCGAGCTAGCCAAAAAAACGGCCTATCGGCAAGCTAGAAAAAAACTTTAATTTTTTTTAAAAAAACGCCTTGACAAAAAAAACTAATTGCGGTATAGTATGAGTATACCCACCGACTACAAAATCACTTGTTAATAACAGTGCTTTTTAAAAGTTTTCTTATTTTTTTTAACATTTTTTGCAGTTTTAAACTGCCAAACTTAAGAAGTCTTACCTTCATTGAAAATGCAAGACTTTCAAAACTTTTCTAGTGTTTTCTTTGCTTTTCTAGGCACACCGTCTTAGCTGACGGTGTGAGCGAATATACCCCTTTCTCAAACTTTTGTCAAGTACTTTTGGTAAGGTTTTTCCAAGTTTTCTGCCGATAAACTCTCCATTTTCCCGACCTTTTTTGGTGTATTGCTTACCTTCCTTTGCCCTACTTAACATCCTTTTACATTTATGATATTATGCCATTTACTTATGGAAAAAAATAGCAATAAAATATCAAAAGAAGTCTTCTCGACTCTTTTGTATCTTTCCCGCCTTTCTTTAGGTGAACAGGAAGAAGCCCGCTTATCGGGACAGGTAAATAACTTGGTCGG